TGGGGTCACTTGATGTCGGCGTTGCCCAATCCAAGTTCCAAATCCGAGCTCTTTTTAAGTTCTCTTACAATGGTATTTATAACACCATACTACTATTATAAGGACTTTTTCTAAAATTTCAAGACCTTTTTGAACAATTTCTTTCTGCACCATGCCAGACATTATAGTTATTACCTACAACTAATGCCATTAAAAGATTTATATTATCCATAGTTTGTGGAGTTAGAGACTCTCGTTTTATATCAGATTCGATTGCAGGCAAGAGAACGATTGTTTTAACAAGAAACATTTGTGGTACTGATGGTTGTTCACCAATAATCGGATTCATTTCATAAACACAATTGTATTTAAGTCCACGATAAGTTGTATAGATATCTGCAAGTTGTAATGTGAGAAATGTAGCCCACTGCTTAGTTGAGATTGGTTCAGATGGTGTAAACTGTGACTGGAACTGATTTTCCTTTAACTGTAATTCTATCAACTTCTGAGAATGCTCTAGATGGACACTGTCTATATGTTGCTTCGCCCAACAACACGTCCACCCCATCATAATTTCGTGTTTGGCTTTCGAGTCTAGCTCCGAGGTTAACTGCATCTCCAATGACGGAATAGTCAAATCTAAGTTCTGACCCCATGTTTCCAACGATGCACTCCCCAGTATTAATACCAATGCCGACATTGATAGGCGGGAGATTAAGTGGTTTAAGTTCTTCATTGAGTTCCTTGGTTGCAATTAATATTTCTTCTGCAGACTTCACTGCCATCTCGGCATGGTCGGGACAATCCATGGGAGCATTCCAAAAACTCATAATACAGTCGCCCATGTATTTATCTATAGTTCCACCATTATTTAGAATAATTTTTGTCTGTAAGTCTAGGAATTTATTAATTAATTCAACTAATCCTTCGGGGTCATCATTCTTCATGAACGCTTCGCTTATGGGGGTGAACCCACATATGTCCATAAACATGAAGGTCATCTCCCTTCTATCTCCACCAAGTTTCAATTTTTCGGGATGTTTTTGAAGCTCTTCAATCATGTCGGGTGATAAATACTTTTGGAACTGCTTCTTGATTTGTTGCTTTTCTTGGAAAGTTACATAGTATTTGTTAAATGATGCATGTCCAAAAACAACTAAGGAGGCCAACGATGAAAAGAAGGTATCGAAAAGAACGAGCTCTGAAGTCCAAATATAATAACTCCCGCCAATCTGGCATACTACAAGCAATAGACTCCCTACCCCCGAAAGAAGTGTGGGAGCTTTGTAGACCAAACCCAATATCATTAGTAGGACTATCAGAAGAAGAACAGACTCTAAGGATTCAAGATAGTAGGATTGTTGTATTTGAACTCCTGTCAAAACGGTTTGGAGCAGGTTCGCTTGCACTTCATGGGGATACATTACTCCCATTGGGGTTGAAACTGGATTATTCAAACCCTCTGCAGTCAGACCCCACACGAGAATCTTATTTTCGAAATTAGATTCGGGTAAATCTACAGCAGAAATTCTATGGAATTTATTCCAGTAGGATACCATTACATCACTGGTTGGAGTGGTGGTTATCGGTTTGTCTCTTCCCATCCGTACCCACTCTACACCAGTTTCGGGTGTAATCTTTGTCTGATAACTAGGTTCACCTTTAAGAGCTCTTAAAGCTTCTAACATTAGTGATGGGTATACTTCATCGTTTGCCGTAACCAATAGGGGTACAGACCGCGTAGTACCATCAAAATTTGGTGTTCCAGTGACAGCTGGAGTAGCCGTCACAACTCCAACCCCATAAGTATTTTCCATCAGTATTGAGATGGGTGAGACGATTCCATCGAAGTTCCAAAGAAAATCTTTTGGATTACCACCACCAAATGTTGAATTACCTACAAATGGTGCAGAACCTTTTTGAATTTGTGATGTTGGAGCAGCTCCAAGGATTGTGAGACGGTTGACTAATCCCTCTGCAAATATCGGGTCTTGAGTTGGGTCTCTGTCGGGTTTAGAAAATAGCATACCAAAAATATGAGTATTGCTATAATGGGTATCAAGAAGAAGGTCACGGTAAATACCACGACGTATAGGATATTGTCCAAAAGTTTCAAGAGACTTCTCGTCGATGTCGACAAGAACGATGTCATCCACATAAAATTCTCCTTGTTGTTGATGTAAGTAATCGAACCATGTCCAAGAGATATTCTCTATGAAGTATGGGTTCCAAATCTTAAGTGTAAATAGTAAACCTATTGTTACTAATACTGTCTTCCAGCTGTACACTACTGAATCCAGCAGACGGGATAAACACACCAGTAAGGATTAGCAAATCCTAACATCCATAATATAAAAATCCACAATGGGATTTGTATCCATGTTTTCCCCTTTGACCACTCTCTGAATTGGATGGCATATGGAACCATCTTGTTAAATAACCACTGTTTCATTTAGTCACTCTGTGTAATACTTATTGTACATCCACCAGCAGTTACACAATTTTGTGTAAGATTGTATGACTTTGCTGTAGAACCAGTCTGAGTTAGATTCAAGTCTGTTTTATATGAACCTTGTAATCTGATTTGAGAGTTATGATTTGCACTCCCTGTTTGAGATATGTTAGTATCAGAACCATCTGTATTACCATAAAAATATGTATGGTTGTAGTGACTTCCACTACCCGATTGATGTAAATCATGGTCTACACTATCTGCATGAATGTCTAGGTTGTGTGTATGTGTACCACTCTGATATACATTTACTGTATTACTATTACCCCATATGTGTCTACCATATGTTGCACCACCTAGTTGTTGAACTGATTCTGTATTGTTTGTTCCATCTACATCACCACCCCAACTTTTTCCAGAGCCCCAATAGGATACCCAAGAAATAGAATTACCACTTCCTTGTTGTGATAAGTTGAAGGTATTGTTTGCGTGTGCAAATGTGAAGTTGATTGTGTTATCAAAACCAACTTGGGATATGTTAAGGTCTGTCCCATCACCGCTTGCAACCTGTTCGACATGGACGTGGTTGTCCCCAGCCCATGCTACAGGTGTCAATAAAATTAATAATAAAATTCTTTTCATATTCTTTTTAGAATAACCATTGAAATAATAAACATAAGACAACTCCCTCACCGAATGCCAACCACATCATGTGGTAGTCATCTAGTCTCATTGCTTCTTGAAATCCAAAGATTTGTTTTTCATGCCATGAGCGGAACTTTTCTATGATATTCATATATTCTCCTAGTTTGTTTGTGTGATGGTGATATTTAGAGACGAACCATCACCCACCCTTATTAGTGACTCCTTTTCGTCTGTTACAGTTCTAATATTTGCTTGAGCATATATAGGGAGTCTAATAGAAATAATTCCATTCACTTCCCTGTAGAACCATATCTGACCAAGACCCTTGTCTACAATTGTATTGTATTGAGTGTCTTTATCAAAGCCTGGCAGAGTTCCGTCAATACGAACCACTCCGAAGGCATTAGATACTTCTCTATCAATACCAACCTTACGGTCAATATCCAAGACAACATCTAGTAAATCCTGTAGGAAATCGACATCTAATAAATCTCTGTCGAGTTCCGTGTATTCTAATTCATCATCCTCAAAGTAATTTTCTTCTAGGTCATTGAACTCTAAGAAATCTACATCAAGAACATTGTTACTATCATTCTCGTTACTTCTTTGTTCTTCTGCAACTTGTTCATTCACCTCGTCGGGTGGACTGACAATGAATAAGTTGTCAATTAAACTGGGTGTAATCCCATTAACCACTACTGGTTTAGTTGGTGATGAGTCATATGTAGAAACCATAGTTGCTTGATAGGCCTCATCTAATAATACTTCACCGCCTGCATTACTAACTAAAATACTTCCCGAAGGAGCTCCCCATTTATCAGGCAGCAATATAACAAGTGACCTTCCGATTTCATCAATACTTGTAGTGAAGTCGGTGCCGTTGACTGTTATCTGTGCAGTCGGGGTAGTTATATTTATGTTAGCTTTCTTAATTTTTCCACCAAAACCCGAAGCAAATCGGGCGGTGCCTTGTGCCATTCTTATGGCCATTTTGGACTTGGATGGGTCGGGGTCATAATAAACCTCGTCTATCCAAACCTTGGTATGTTCTGTTAAATCCAACTCTTCAGTTCCTTTGAACTGGATTTTCATTCTACCGTTTACGGTTTGTGCTGTATCATACATCAGCACATCGGGTAACTCGGATGCAGAGAGAATGGTTTCTGAACCGTCTCTCTGTAAACCCGCGTATCCTTTCTGTTCGACTATTTCACCAATTGGTTCAGCTGCAATTGCAAGTGAACCAATCAGAAGAAAATTAATCGTTATCGTCTTTTTGAACGATGTCAATATTTGCATTAGAAGTCACGAAGCTCACATCAATAATACCACTACATGACTGACCACTTGGACAACCTGTATCTGAACCCGATTTTTGAATGATATCTATATCATTGCCTGAACCAGTTAAGACTGCAGTAATTTTATTATCTGTTGCGTCTGCCTGAATAGTATTAATGTCATTTGTTGAACCTGTAACAGTCCAGTTCCAAACAGCATTGTCACTATCTATCTTTGTTGTGAATACATTACTTGAACCACCTACTACTAAGTCCCAGTTTAAGTATTCTGCAGACTGGTCGTATCCAACATCAATATCAAATGTGTTAGATGAACCTGTAACAGCTCCTAACATATTTAAGTTATCTGCTGAACCTTGATAACCAACGTTCCAATCCATTGAGTTTGAATCACCAGTAAAAGTTAAATTTACTGTTGAACTATCTGCAATGAATGGGCCGTATAGTTTGTTACTGTCACCGAATTGTACTAGTGTTAAACTATTGGTAGCACCAGTCAATAACATATCTATTGACGTACCACTAAAGTCATCACCACCAACTTTGTTACCATAACCTTTTTGTGTTATGTTTAAAGTAAGCGCAGTACCCGATTGTTGTAACCAAACTTCATTATCGTCTGCTCCAGCAAATGCTAAAGTTGACGCTCCTAATGTTAACATCATGAGTAATATTTTATTCTTCATCTGTTATTTCCTCTGTTGAATGTTTCTCGTTCCTTCCATGAGTTCCATGTGGGTGTCGATGTCCATCCTTTATTATCCAAAAGTCTCTATCATGACCTTGGTATATTAGTTCCAAGACGGCAAGTTCTATCGCTGAACGAGTTGCTTTTGTAACTCCCTCATTGGCTGCGACGCCATCTTCCATTTCCACTAACTTCGTATCCATATCAACGAAGCGGAATACATCATAACCACCACCTGTACTAAGAATCGTTTTCTGAGTCTGTACATTCAGCAAAATTTCACCTGTTAAAGTTGATATTCCTCTCAACGATATGGTGACAACATCCCTACGATAGGAAGCACTTGAACCAATACCTAAGTATCTTGCGCCTCTACCACCGCTTTCAATGTTAGTATCATAACCAACTATCCCACCGTCAAGCAGGATACCAGCAAACAGCAATGGTTGAATACCTGTTGGAGCATTCTCATTTCCATCTTGGTTTGCAAAGTCTTCTCTTGCAGAACGAACTATTTGACGCTCTCTTATTAGTGCATCTAAGTTTGTTCTTTCTACAACTCTAAACCATTTACCTTTTCCAGCAGTCTTCAAGGCATCAATCAAAAATGATTCTGCACCTTGGGTTACTGCAGTAGAGAAAGATGCAATTCCATCTTTACTCTTACGTTGTCCTGTCTTATCTTGAAAAGCGTATACTGCAACTACTGGCATCGTATCCGCTGCTGGTAAATCAGACAACTCTTGATAAGTAGGTATATTTACCACTTCTGCTTCTTCAACGCATGTACCTAACCTTTCCATCACAATGGAAGAACATGAGTCTGTCATGCTGGGAATACTAGCACACCCACTCATGAGTAGAACTAGTAGTCCTACTGTTAGTATATTTTTCATTGTTTAGAAGCTTCCTGTTCCTACTGGTATATCTAAAACTGTTGTTGTTCCATCTTCAGTAACAATTGTTAATCTTATGAAATCGACACCATCTTCCCCAGTCATTCTTTCATATGTAACAGTGTTTCCTTCCATTACAAATGTACCATAATTAGCTGCAGTTCCATTTGAGAACATATTTTCAACTAACTGTTTTGCTAACTGAGCGTAGATTCTACTCTCTACGTTCCTTAAAAATTTGGCAAGCGTTGTATTCTGAGCTTCCCTATCTGCTTTTGCAATTGCATCTTCCAAGTCTTGCTTTATTTTATCACGTCTTGACTTCTCTTGATTTTCAATTGTAAGATAATGTGCAGATATTCCTATTCCACTGAAGCTTGGACTTTTAAATTTGTGAACAATTTCATCTGCACTTACACTAAGTGCAAAAGAAATACTAATTATTATCGCTGCTATTTTCTGCATTCTTAACCTCTTTCTTTTTTGCGTTCTCTTTATATTCAAGAACTACGTCTACCTTTTGTTGTAAACGAATTAAATCTTGGTCTAACATTCTCACTTGGTCAATAACTTTGATAAGTGCAAAATGCTGTTTCTCTATTTCGGGTTCTAGTTTTTCACCTACAAACCACCAAATATAATAAATGAAATATCCCAGGCCAACCATCATGACAATAGGAAAACCATATTCATTCAGTAGAGTAACTAACGTGGGGTCTGTATTTGCTACAACTTCAACAACTTCAGTTTCCATGTTAATCTCTTCTTACGTCGAGCTTACCGTCTTCTATAAAGTTTTCTGCACGTGCAATACGTTCTATGTCGGGTCTCAATTCAAGTGCTGATGAAACTAACATGTCAATCTTAATCATTTCATTTGACATTGTTCTCGCACGGTTTTCTAAGGACTTGCAGAACATCGTTAACGTTTTTATATCGTCAACAACACCCTCAAGGATTTGTTTGATAACAGTAAAGATAAAGAATCCCATGACTATGCTTCCAGCAATTGGGGCTCCCACTTCACCTATCAACTCAAATATCTCATTCATGCAATTATTTATTCTTTTTACTTTCTTGTAAGCGCAAAAAAGGGACGATAAACGTCCCTCTTTTTCAAACTCTGTTAAGAGTTACTTCAATTGTTCACGAATTTCGCTGATAACTGCAGCCTTTGCGCCAGATTTTTTAACCTTAAGGTTCTTCTTTTCTGCAAGTTCTACTAGTTGATTCTTTGTGAGTTTCTTCAACTCTGCAACTGTAGGTGCTTTAGGCTTTGCTTTGGAAGGAACAGATTTAGGTTTAACCTTTTTATCTTTTCCTTTAACAACGAAAAACACGACCGCCAATACGAGTAGTAATACTATCCCTGTTGTACTGTCCATAATGTTCTCCTAATTATTTACTTATCCAATAATGGATTTTTATCCTTTGCTTTTCCTATTGCTAGAGCAAAGACTTCTATGTATTTATAGCATTTTGCCCAAAGAGCATCGTCTTTAGGTGTATCTGTAAGCATAACAATCACTGAACAAATCGAAATGATTGCTGGAATGGCTGACATAAATGCCCATACACTACTTATAAAGTCCCACATATGTTATCTCCTATTAAAGTTTAACAGAAGTATTTATCTATTTGGAACCACCAATAGAGTATTTAGTGGTTAATTTCCAGTTGGATTTCTCTTTGTATGGTATGATTTTGATTTGAGAGAGGGGTGCGTTCGGTTCTTCTATCTTAGAAGGGTCGACTAAAGTTACGAGTTTCCACTGTGCTAGCAGCTTACAGATAGTGTTTCTTCTACCGATATCTGACTCATCTATGTTGGTAGGTTTACCATCTAGTTTGAATAGTTCTTTGAAGTGAGTGATGTAATACTTACCACGTTTGTGTAGTATGTGACAAGATTGAAATAGTTCTTGTTCTCTTCTTGATGCAACTCCTATGCGTGATAGTGTTTCCCTTATCTTAAGGAAGTCATCTTTTTCGGGGAAGGTTACCTCTACGAGGTCTTGTACTATTTTATCTTGTGCATCATCCATTGTTATTACCACCAATATTCATTCTGTCTTTCAACTCACGTAACTCTTTATCAGATAAGAGAGTGTATAAATCTTTGGCCTCTCTTGTTGACATCTGATAATATTGTTTTACGACATCGAGTTTTTTACTAACATATGGTTTAGACCACTTTGAAAATCTTTGTCGTTTTCGTAAAGTATTTAGGAAAAACACATATTGAAGACGGTTGTCTAGACCGTGTCGACAGTTCATTTCGTTAGTAAAGAAAACAGAATCTTGGTGGTAAGACAAAGATTTGTTTATTAAGAATGGTTGATATGCTTTCTCTTCGATATCATCAACCATGATATCAGTCTTATCGGAAGAGACCGACTTGACAAAATCGAATGGATTTCGTTTTGCCACTTATGTATTTCTTATGTAAGAATCTAGTAGTGCTTGACCAGTTAGAGCTTTACCAAAGTATACAGTTTCACCTGTTGACTTTATCTCTCTTTTCACAACACCGTTGTTATATTCAATGTCCATCACTGAACCATCGTTACCTCTTGTGTCGTACCACATTGAAGTAAAGGAATGTGCATGAAGTGATTTAACACCCTGTGACCATTTCTCAGCTTCTAGTAGCAGTCTTTGTCGTTCTACTGTTTCATTATATTCTGTCATTTGAACTTACATTCTCCCATGATTTCAGTTAGACAAGCAACAAAGTTTATCTCTGAATCCATTGCAAATGCAGACTTGTATTGATAGTCTGCAATAATTAACACACACGCTGGAATTGATTGGGGTTCCAATTGTAATTCCAGTGCATTGAAAACCTTTCTGAATAATGAATTAAAATCATTATCAGAATTAGTCCCGACCCACTTTCTCATGGCAGACCAGTTCTTCTCTTTAATATTATTTATCAAAGGGGTTAACTTTTCTTCGGATAGTGTTGAAATCAATCCACTATCAATTACACCACTGACACCATATCTCTGAATCTCATTCAGACATCTTCGGAAGTCGGGGAAGAACTTCATTATAAGTTCTGCAAGTACCCTTTCATCTGCATCAATCTTTTCAATCTCACAAATGTTTTTACATCTGAGTAACATCTGTTGTGCAAGTTGTGGTTTTTGTTTTGGTGTAATACTAAAATCGATTACTGTAGTTCTAGAATGTAATGGTGGAATAATTCTATTCTTATAATTACATGTAAAGATAAATCTACAGTTGGATGAGAACTCTTCTATGAAGTTTCTCAAAGCTGGTTGAACTGAATCTGCAGATATGTAATCTGCTTCATCTAAGATTACAACCTTTGCACCACCCGATAATGAAACCGTTGATGCAAAGTTTTTAATCTTTGTTCTGAGTGTGTCAATCAAACGTCCTTCGTCGGAACCATTGATTACTATAAAGTCTGCATCGAGTTCGTTACACAATGCTTTTGCAACTGTTGTTTTACCAACACCTGCTGACCCACACAACAATAGATTAGGTACTTCTCCATTCTTTACAAATTCCTTAAAGGTTTCTTTAAGTTCTTTTGGAAGTATCGTATCATCAATAGTCTGAGGACGATACTTTTCTACATAGAGAAATTCATTCATGAGAGCAAACCCCCCACCGAGTTTGCAGTGCAGTCCACCCAATGATGAGTGAGGACTACTCCCGCGTATATTGCAGAGACTGGCACAATATTCACACTATTATTATATAGGTTAGGCATTGTATTTGCTGTCAGGCTCCAGTGCAATAAAGTATTCCAACTCTACATCTGCATTGTTGAAATGAGATATACCTTTTGATGATACTTGAACATCATAGTTACCATCTAGAATTTTAAGATTCTCCATCTTGAAATTCATTTCATAAGAAGTTCCATCACCTTCACCTACGATTCTTGAGAATGTATTAGAGGTATCACTCTTCTTGTCTGTGACAATCAATGTCACATTAGTACCATCTGATTTGAGAATCAAATCATTAACACCTAGGACAGCTGCAGCTTTCTTAAGGTCGGTCAATAATGTTGACGTTACTTTGAATTCTATCTCTGCCTCTGGCATAGTTATCATTTTTTCGGGTGCAGTTACCATTCCTTCAGCTGCATAGAAATATGACAATGAGGAATTGTTATCTGCCACAGACAATGAGGAATCATTGAATTGGAAGTCGGGGTCATCCATTAAGGATGTTGCACCTAAGAATTCTGGCAGGTTGTAGATACTGAAGTCTTGAGGGAAGTCCTCAGCCACAGTTGCTACTGCAAGAATGTTTTTCATATTGGAAATAGTTTCCAGTTTGTTGCCTGTTTTGACTCGAATGCCCGAGTTGATTGTAGAGAAGTTCTTTAGAACATCTTTCGTATCATTACTAATTTTCATCACTAGTTAGTCTCCTTATAATTATCGTGGTTGTACAAAGCAAGGAATCCATAATGAATTACCTTGAGAAGGTCAGCACGATTATAACCACCCTTCTTACCGTATCGTTGTGCATATTTCATCACGTTCCCGATACAAAATCCTTCACCGTGACCACCATCCATAATAAACTCAGTTGCCTGAAACTTATCTTTGGAATAATGTTCACCGTATGTTTTGTCTACGTAGAGCTTGAACTCCTTGAGGAGTTCTTGCTCATTGTATTTGTAGTCTATTGTTTGAACTTTTTTACCAAACATGATACCAGTATACTCCTAGTACCCTGTTTCGTCAACAGGGTTTTCTGAAATTTCTTCAGCATTCAAATCTATCCCAGCATCAATCTTGGAATAGAGGTCGAGGATACTATTTCTAGTCTCTTCGTCGAACCTTGAAATACACATAGTGATTGACTTGAGTTTGTCATTGAACATTCTGAATGCATTGACAATGTGAACCAATCTTCTAGTCGTAACAACATCATCAATACCACCTTCGTAATATGTTTTTCTGATAATGTCAGCCCAGTCAACAAGCTTCTCAACGAAGTCTGCATCAACGTCACCAGTCAATTCCATTTCTTTTGAAAGGATTGACTTCTCAGTTTTCACTGGTGGATATTCTTGTTGCATTGTGATTGCAAATCTTTCCAACATGGCTTCGTTCATGATTTGAGTTCCTATGAACTTTCCATCATCGGAACCTTGTCCTTTAGTGTTTGCAGTCGCAAGGATTGTGAAACCCTGTTTAGGTGAAACCCACTCACCAGTTTTCTTGATTAGGTATCCTTTACCTTCAAGAACTGATTGTAGACACATCAACTTGTTTGAACCAAGGTCGACTTCATCTAATAGAAGTACAGCACCTTTTCTCATTGCTTTGATAACTGGCCCTTCTCTGAAGACAACGTTACCGTTTACTAAAGTGTGACCACCCATTAGGTCATCTTCATCTGTCTCGATGGTGATGTTAACCCTGTAGAGTTCTCTCTTCAATTGAGCACACGTTTGTTCAATCATAAGAGTTTTACCATTACCACTCAGACCAGTAACGAATACTGGAAAAAAGATTTTGGATTTAATAATATTCTTGACATCTTTGAAATGTCCGAAAGGAACATAGTTAGACATCTTCTCGGGAATGATTTTTACACCATCGTCAAGTAGATTGACTGACTCTGTTTGAGCTGCAACTGGCATGTTACTTGGGGAAGCAACAGCTGCAATTGGAGCGGGTTTAACTGGAACAGGAGTGGCATCATCTGAATACCCACCATTGTAACCAGTAATAACAGCCTGAAGGTTGTACAACAAAGGCCCAGTCTCTTGAGCTTCTTTGAAGTTATACTTCGAGGATTTTATCCATGAAGGGAAATAACCATCAAAGGCATCTTTGATTTCTTTCCTTCCAAAGGACGTTTGGTTAGGGAATTTAGAAACGAGTTCTCCCAAAAACTCCGCCCTGTCGGGTGTGTAAGAAAATTTCTTACCGTTTACATCAATTGAATTTGTCATATAGTCTCCGTTTTCAATTTGTTTTCTCATCTTTTATAGTATACTAAAAAGCTGATGGCATTGTCAAGGCTGTTATTTAAGCTCTTCAAATCTAGTTCCCATCTTCTCTAGGCATTTTACTACACCTTTTTTATTTTTCTCAGTCAAATAGTTCTCACCTTTATTGACCCATATCCTAAATGCAAAACATTCTTTTGCTTCAGTTTTACATTCCTGTATCTTTGGACAATTATGGAAGGTGCATGGGGCAGGCCCAACATCCATAACTGCATCTGCAAACTTTGAATAATCAGTTTGATGATTAATGTAATATGCTTCGTCTACTCTTAATGGGTCTCTCATGATATCTCCTTAATAAATTCATTTGTTAAAAACCTTGAAGTTGTTTTTGCTTTCTGATTCTTTTTGAAAGCAGCCAACACTCTAGACTTCTTGGCATCGACCAAGTCATCATCTAATTCGTCTGAACCATCAACACCAAGTGAAGAAGTTGCAGTCAAGAACATTTTGTTGTAACCGTGACAGTCGACAACCAATCCATTCTTCCTAATCTCAGCCCAGATTTGTCTGTCATTATCCCACCATGTATCTTTCATAGAAGTGTATTCCATGATGTCATGCATGTCTCTTTTCTTATCAAGAACAAAGTAACCAGTCACAGTGACGTTACAAGTTTTAGATAACCAAGACAATAGGTTCTGAGTTTTTTTGAAAGAGTCATCGTATCTGTTATATCTACTATTGTTAATGTTCTTTAGAGGGAAAACTTTATTATCGAATGGGTCAAGTATCTCAGTTACTTCAGAAATATCCCAAGGGTCAATACCTTCTCCTCTTGCCCATGCATTCTTTTCTGAAGAATCAACATTGAGTAAAGAACTTCTATGTGAGAATCCATCTGTTATTACTGTTAGGATTGACTTCTCAATTCCATAAGCTCTGTTGAACTCGGGAAGTAATTTTCTCATGACAACTAAACAATGGTCAAGAGGTGTACCACCTAATCTGTAACTCATTGGTCTGACATTAGTATCGAAGTAGAAGTAAGGGTCATCTTCATAACTGATTGCATACTCACCATCGTAAAAACTATTGTGAGCCTTCTCCATTTTTGGAGTGCTTCTCCAACCGAACTTTCCTAGGAAATGATTCATCCAAAGAGCCCCGATGTTAGTCATCATTTCTTGATACTTCTTATTGTTCATTTCATTTGAGAATAATTCAACAAGGTATCCATCATCATGAGTATAGTAGTCATCACTATTCTTAGAGTATGCATCACTGAAGAGATAAACTCTGTGAGGGATGTTTGCTTTTCTGCAGAACTCTGAAAGAATAACTGCTTGTTCTAATAACTCAGCACAACTGTTTGCAATTGAACCACTCCAATCAAGTAAAACATTTAGACCATGATTTTGTCCATCAGGCAAGTAAGTAACTCTTTTGAAAACATCATCAACGATTTGGTATTTTGCAAGTTTGTTCATATCTAACTTACCAGTTTTACCACTGAAAGCTTTAACACTTCTTTGTGCAGTCTGCTTCATTTCAAATTCTTTCACCATGTGAGCAACAATCTTTTTGTTTCTATCAATCAATTTCTTTCCAGTGAAGACTGACTTCTTATAATTTTTCTCAGCATTGTGACCTCTGATTTTTCCTTCTTCAGTCCAGTAGTCATTCCAATCTGTAAGAACTTGATTGTGACCAATGATAATATCAGTTGACTCAGCGTTTTTGAATCTCTCTCTCAAATTGATTTGTTCTCTCCATGCTGGTTTGTCATCAAGGAACATTTCTTCATTGTTATGTGCATGATGTTCAGTGATAGATTCTCTAGCACCATTCTCACCATCGTAATCTTCGGGACTTGCAACACCACCTTCTTTAGAAGTACCAGTAGTTTTTTTCTCTGTCTCACCTTCTACATCGTCTTCTTCACCATCTTCGTCTTGGTCACCATCACCATACTCGGGAGCTTCGGGAAGTTTGTCTTCCTCTTCACCATCTTCATCTGAATCTTCTTCACCATCTGAAGTATCATCATCATATTGGTCATCACCACCTTCACCATCTTGGAACTCATTCTCTTCTTCGTCACCTTCTTCTTCGTCACCAAGGTCGAACATTTTAGGAACAATTGATTCGTCACTCTCATCCCTAGTCTCATTTTCTTTTGACCAGTTGTAGATTGCTTCAGCACAAACTTCAACTTCTTCCCAAGAAGTACAAGCCTCTGCCATGTCTAAGAATTCTTGTTCTTGTTCTGTCAATTCAATTTGAACTCTTGAACCACACTTAGTAATCAAGTTGATTTTGTCAATGCATGAAAGTGTGTTCAAGTCTCTTCCTTTAAGACCAAAGAAATCCTTTTCCATCAACTCATTGTATGCAGTGTAGAAAGATTTTCTCAATCCTTGGAATTTGTTCTTGATTGCTTTCTCAATCCTAACGTCTTCAACAACATTAAGATATCCTTTAAGTGTTTTGTTTTTTGTCAATGCATTATGAAGACCCTCGTAAGGTGTATTCAATGCATGTCCAACTTCGTGACCCATGAACAAGTCATAGAGTTCGTCACTGATATCATCTTTGAAAGTAGGACAAGCAAGTATCCTATTCTTTACATCGAAGTATGCAGTTGGTATTGGTTTATGAACAATAGTAATGTTCTCAGTTGCCATTAGTTTGGCAAGTTGGTCTTTTTGGTTTCTTTTTGTCTCAGTCATAAGTATATGCTATCATTAGCTGCATGGCATTGTCAAGGCCTAGAGCGTAATAAATTTTCTCCTTGATTTAGAGAATTGTTTCATTGGGGTTTTGAAGATGATTTCTTCTTTGGTTCCAGTCTTGATATATCCAACTAGATGTCCACCATCATTGACCATGTAGGTATGATTTGGTACATTGACTTTGGAGTCAGACCAGTCTGTAATCTCTTTTAGGTATTTCATTCCTCATCCTTTTTCATAATATACACATAGTATATCAAAAAGCTTGAGGCATAGTCAAGGCAAGATTAGCGTGGGATGTAGGAGTTTTTTCTGTGGATTTGGTGTTGGTTTTCGTCTAGGTTTATTCTCTCATCGATAATCATTTTGTCTTCGATGTCTGTAAACCACATTGAAATAGTATGTCTAGGGCCTCTCCTTACAGCACTAACGCCATGTTCGAGGTAAAGACCTTGAAAAAGAAGACCACCAGCGGTCTCTATGGGATGCGTATGGCCTATTGGATAGGTTTCACTGGGTGGGAAGTAGGTTTCACCACCTCTAAAGTTATCATTTAGATATAAAATGCATGTCCATTCTCTTGAATTTCCTGTCTCGGGAACTGCATCTTCGTTAATTTCTGAGTTAGAATAGGTATCAAAGTGTGGGATTTGAACTCCACCTATGTCCCATTCGTTTAGTGCCATCATTTCGGGATAGAAATGTTGTCCAGTTTCATTGAATATATGTGATGTGCAAATTTGAGCTGCACGTCTAAAACAATCACGTACCCAAGATGTTCTTATGTGACAGAAATCTATGGCACGATAGTCTGTACCGTCACCAACTGTTCTTAAATGTTTATGCGTTAGATGATACTTTATCAGACTCTGGCAGTCCATCGGACTCAGTATGTTCTGAATTGTTATCGGCTGATACACTTTGTATGTATTTTGCAAGTGCTTGTCGTTTCTCATACTCTATTCTCTTAGCTCTTTCTTTAGGTCGTGATTTTAATGCACGGTCTAATTTCAATTTTGAAGCACGTTGTAAGAAGATGATACCATTAAGATGGTCGACTTCATGTTGAACACATCTTGATGCAAGTCCATCTAGACTTATAACTTTTTCTTCACCTTGTGCAGTTTGATATTTTAGTTCTATCATTTTTGCACGTTTAATCATAAGGTACATATCGGGAAACGATAAGCAACCTTCTTTCATTAAATCTGTTTCTTGTGATACCTTTGTTATCTCGGGATTAAAGAAACAAACATTTCCTTGGTCTTGAGATTTCATTACAAAAACTCTTGCATCCAATCCTACTTGGTTTGCACTCAAACCTATTCCACCAAATCTATCCATTGCTTCACTAAGTGCAGTTTCTATTTCTTCTGCATCCTTTCTTTCTTCAAAGTTGAATAGTTGTGGGGGTGTTCTTAAAACCTTAGAGGCTTCTTCTATCAATTGATACATAATTATTTCTTTAGTAGACCGTTATATTTTACGGCAAGGTTATAAAATTGTCCGAGTTTCTTAAGTCCAGCATGACCTGCCTTGTTAGTCCTCACTGACATCTGCATGGTGTACGTTGTATCTTTCGATGCAAGGTGTAGGAACCAATTCTGTTTTGATGACTTTGAAGCTTCTGCTTTGATAAACTTAACTACTGGTAAGAATACTCCGAGTTCATCATCATCTGTAACCTGTTCATACGTGGAACCAATTCCTTTAATAACTTTAGTTGGAACGCCTGGAGCTTCACGTAAAATCTCTGTCTTTATATAGTCAAATGCTTTGCCACCCATTTTACCATTCTTATTGAATAGGTCTATCAATGCTTGTCTGACTATCTCTAAGTGTTCATTATAATACTGTTCATACTTGGTGTTGTTAGTCTTATCAAAATCTTTTAAAACTTGTGCTGTAACCTTTCGGTCTTTACTATCATATGTTTTTGCAGAAGGCATACCTTCAATCTTAGAGTATACTTCTTTATGTAACTTCTGAGATAACTTAGGTACATTGTTTCCTTCTTTAAATGCTTGAAAGATTGGGTTAACATATGTGTTGAGTTTAGGTTCAGAAGTTTTCTTACCACCTGCTTTGAGAGAGGTTCCTAAGATTGCACCATCTGTAAACTGTAGAAAGATGTCGCCTGGATGTTTGGGTGGAACGCCAGATGGTTTTGCACGGTATCCCCAATAAACATTCTTGATTGACTTTGCTTTCATTTCGTCATAGATATACTTTGTAATACCTATTGCATTCTCTACTTTCTCTTGGAACTTGGATGACTCTTCTGCCTGTGCAATGAAATCCTTTGCAGCCTGTTTGTCTACACTGCCTACACATTTTAACTTGTCTACATCCTGTGTAAGTATCCAATCATAGAATGATGATACTGATTTAGGTTTGTAATTTTTCTCCCATGCAATGCAAGGGAATAGTTCTGTGATACTTGAGTTTAGTGTTGTCTCATTCATGCCACCACTCTTGGGTTTAAACATGATGATTGCACGGTCTCCATTGATTGATGGAATAAAGATAGGGTCAAAACTTGATAGAGAACTTCCTTTAACTTCTGCAGAGATATCTGCATTCCTTAATTTCTTTTCTACATCGTCTCTATCTCCGTCTCTGTCTTGTGTCTTAACGACAAAAACTGTAGTCCTACTGTTAGACTTTTTATGTTTCTCAATTGTTAGTCCATCGGTTACTTCAGAAGGTAAGTCTTTAACTTCTAATGATTCATCGAGTGTAGGAATATCAAGTCTGATATCCTCAAGCTTAGGTTCGAGTAATTGTTCGAATGTTTTCATAATACTATTTATCCTATTCTGCTAGTCTAGAGAAGTTTTTGTACTTCTCAAATCTTAACACATTACTGAACTTATCATATAATGTATCACCTTTATGACTAATGATAAATGCATTTACTCCATCTGTCAAGGTGTTTAACAGCTTTAAGAATTCATCTGTACCAGCAACATCTAAAGATGAGTCAAAGACTTCGTCTAGAATTAATAGGTTAGTGTTCACACTATTCTTCATTCTTGCAACACTTCTCCATGTGAATAGAAGTGCAAGGTCGATTCTCATTTTCTCACCTTGTGAAAAGTTTTCGTATTTGAATACGTCACGGAATCTTGATTTAATTGTTTCATCGAATGATTCATCCAACTCAAATCCAACATAGAATTCTAATTGTGCAAGATACTTATTAATAAGCTTGTTCATGATAGGAACATACTGTTTAATAATCTTTTCTTTAACACCTTGGTCTCTAAGTAACATAGTTGCAATCTCATAGTAGTGTGTTCTGTCTATAAGAGATTTATGTTTGGTATGTAGAACATCTAATTCATCTTCACCTTTGGTGATTCTTTCATGTACATCTGTACCACCATCGGATTCAATTTTTAAGGTTTCTATTTCACCATTAATTTTTTGGATATATTTTTGATTGGATAGGATTTCTGTTTGATGTAATCCTACTTGTCTTTGGATGTCGTCGATTTGTGACTGGATGTCACTGATTTCGAGGATTCTTTTTGAGGCACTGGAAACTCCATCTTCAATCTGTTGGAGTGCGAGTGCAATCTCCGTTGCCTTCTTATTCTTTGATTCGAGATGTTCTTTCTTGTGTTCCTCATCTAATCCTTGTTTACATGTTGGACATTCATCATTCTCTTCATAGAACTCAACTTCTTTTAATGCTTTCTTTCTTGCAGTAGTAAGTTGTTTATCCATTTCTTCTAAGTCTTTTAACTTTTTAGTAACGGAATCTTTATCGGAAATTGTTAACTGTATAGTTGCAATCTCTTCACTGTTAGTATCTATAACTTCTAACAGCTCACCTATATGAATGTTAGTATCTACTACTGTTTTTTCGAACTGAGTAATCTTTGCCATTCTATTTTCTGTCATGACTTTTACTTGTTCGTTCAAACCATTGAGTCTCTCTTCTAAGATTTCAACTGCATGTTGTGTATCTTTAACTTCAATTATATGTGCAGCCTTTTTCTTTCTAAGAAGCTGCATCATTGTTGTGAAGATATTGATATCCAGTAAATCTTCTACCAATTTTCTTCGGTCTTTTGCTCTAAGTTGCATGAAGGGTGTGAAGTTAGCAGAACCAAGAATTGCAACCTGTGTGAATGAACGATAAGACATTTTAAGAATATGTTTTTCAAGATGGTCTTGATAGTCTCTTACTGTTGCATCTTGGTTAACAAGTATGTCATCAACATAGAGTTCAAAAATATTTGGTTTTGCGCCACGGATTATTTTGTATTCTTTTTTACCGATATAAAACTCTATCTCAACGACTAGAGCTTTCTCATTGATACTATTAATAAGTAATTCTTTTTTTAGATTTCTAAATCCACGTCCGTATAATCCGAAACACAATGCATCTAATAGTGTAGATTTACCAGCACCATTCTCTCCAAGGATAAGAGTGGTTTGATGTGTATCTAATTCTATTTCAGTAAATTTGTTTCCCGATGAAAGTAAATTCTTCCATCTTACCTTTGTGAAATTTATCATAAGTAAGTGTGTTCGTCCAATGCTTCATTATATAAGGTCTTCATAATCTCGTCGAGTTTTTCTTTCTTACCTTGTATCTCCAACCCATCAACATACTTGGATAATATGGTTAGGGTATCATCAACTCCTTCGATTTCATCATCGTCAAAGAAATCCATATGTTTATTATCATCTACGACTGCAACATGTAAAGGGTTAGATGCATGTACCTTGTCTAGGAATGAATCAAACCAGTAAGGATTATCTTTATTAACAACAATAACCTTTACAAACTTACCCTCAAATCTTGAGTAGTCAATCTCTTGCAAGGCCTCGAAATTTTCTATCTTACCATCATCATAATATCCTTTCTCAAACATAGTCAAAGGATTATGTACTGGGGTAAGTTCTTTTGTTTCTGTATCAAAAATATGGAAGTACTTTTTATCATTATAATCTGACCAAGTAAATTCCATTTGTGAACCTAAGTATCTAACATTCTTCACTTCTGATTTGTGATGGAAATGACCACTGTATACTTGTTCAAATCTTTTAAGATATGATATGTCTAGTCCATGTTGACATGTCATGTTAGGTAATAGTAATGCACCTTCTATCTCGAAGTGTCCCATACAGTGAGTTGCAGCTGCAGTCTGCATGAACTCTACCATGTCTGCATAGTTATCATTGTTAATCCATGGTACTAATGCAATTGGAAAGTCATCGTATTCTTTTACAATAGGGTCGGCATATACGGTAATATTAGGTTGATTATAAAGAAGTAACTCGGGTGAATTAACATCATTCGTATTCTTATAATATGTATCATGGTTACCTAGAATCAAGTCCATCTTGATTCCTCTCTCATTGAGTGGGTCTACAAAGTGTTCGATGTTTGCTTTCATAGATGCAAAGTTTACATACTTACGTCTATCAAAGTAATCACCCATATGGATAATCTGTTTGATGTTATGTTCATCTAGATATGGGAAGAATATCTCTTCATAAAAACGTCCTTGGTACTTGGACATTTCAACCATATCTGAACGGACACCACAGTGGGTATCATTTAATATTGCTATCTTCATTCAGTAAAGTTTTCTAAATTTTTATTAGCTTTCTTTTTCTTATTTTTTGATTTACGTGGTTCATACTCTACACGATTCATATTCTCTTGCATCCACTCTACGTTAGAGTTGACTAGTGATGGGTCATGTTGACCATCGATAGTTGCAAATGAATCCATAGTAATAGATGATTCCATGATTTGTTTTTGTTTGATGTAGACTTGTTTCTTTTCCTTCTGAATCCTTCTTAAGAAAGCGTAATAACAAATCTGAGTGACATATGCAAATGCATTGTTTGATTTTTCAACGTTAAAGTTACCAATGTATTGGATACAATTTTCGATTGCATCACAAATCATTTCGTCACGGTAAGTATAGTTGATGAAATTAGGTCGAGTGGATAATCGGGTTGCAATCTTATAGATGCATTCACCAATGTATTCAGTCATTCGAGGGGGTTGTTTCCCAGCATCATTTGCTTCTTTAACTAAAGTATTAAACTCTGCAACTGCAGCTGTAAACTCCTTGTTATTGACGTAATGTTCTGCTTTTTTGGGGTCTTTTTTTGTAGTCATGTATACATTATACCTCTTTATCGTAGTATTGTAAGGGGCTTTTTAAATTAAAATTTATTTATAAAAGCCTATAGACAAATGAAAAATGTGTGATAAAATGAATATGTCCCAAGGGGGATATACTTAGCTAATCAATAGAACGAGTATGAATTGTAACGTCCCGATTACTACAAAGAATGAAATCCCGAGGAAAATGCAGATGAACATAATGTCGAGGGGATTTAGGTCGACCTTTTCCTCTTTACCTAGACCTAATAATAGCTTCGCGACAATCTTAAAATAATTTTTCATTTATAAAAAACATACCCAGCATCATAAAGAATACAGTCACCTGTATAACTGCTGGTACGACGACGAATAATTGCATTGCAGAAAAGTCACCCTTCATAAAGAAGTCTTCTTCATACCATGTTTCTAATTCTTCGTTCGTTGCTTCCTTCACAGTATTATTTAGTAAGGTTAATTCACCCTGTTTTAAAGATGTCAAGTCGTATACTGATTGTCTGACTACGGGTCTCTTCCAAGAGTCGTGCTTCACTTAAGTTCAACCTCAATAAATTTACCAATCATATTGATATCTGCATCTGACAACATACCTGCTTGAGCCCACATCGTGGAACTCATTGCACCGACCTCACCTCTATTCTTATAAGTGTTAAGTCTGTCAACTATGTAATCTGCAGATTGACCAGCAAGTTTTGGGAAGACTGCCATACCTTGACCTTCTTGACCATGACAAGCTGCACAACCACTCCATAAACTTCTGATTTGACTAAACTCATCTAAGTTTGCAAGAGCTTGTTTTGCTTGTAACTGTTCTACCACAGTTCCGTTTAGTTCCACATACTCTGCATAACACATACCAGTGCAAGACTGATTACTGCTATATCCTGTGTACTCTAGATTAGGGTAAATTTTAAGTGAAAAGAATGCAAATATTACCATGCATCCTACTAGTGTCATTCCTAATTCTTTCATAACATTTGAATGTGTTGTTTGAATCTTTCCAAATCTCTAACTGCTCTTAAAGCTCCAGGCTCTCTGTCCATAAAGACCCATGATGTTAAGAGTATAAAAATAAATGGATATTTCATTTTGGGTTGTATATATAAATCGCTATTAGTATTATTACTTGTAAGGATAGTCCGCTGACTAAGAAACCTATATCAGACATTTGGAATCAATCCAAATATAGATGCACAGAAAATCAGACAGAGGCCTATCACCTCTGCCTGTTCTCGTAGTTTATTTTTGTTTCTCTCAAACATTAATATCCTTTGTAGGACATAAACATTACCATAAATGGTAGAGCAAAAGGAAGAGTCATCAGCACTAGAAATTCGATAGTGTCACAGATTGTACACACTTGTGGTGATTCTGCGACTTCTCTAGCTTTTCGCACCATGCTCTTCGCAATGTAGGTTGCTGTGGACATGGTTTTCCTATTAGTTAAGTTATAAAAATTTTGTATATCCTGTTATAACCATGGATTATACGCACTTATTTAGACAAATTAAAAACCTAATGAATTGTTTTCTTAGGGTCAAGGTCTTCTACATCGAATTCCTCTTCAATCATCTCTAAGTCTTCGGGGATTAAAGACTCCATTACTTTATTCAAGTAATCACGTCTTACATCTTCTGCGGTTATCTTTTGATTAGTTAAAGGGATTGATTGTGTTTCAACCATCTCTAACCATCTAGAAGAAGCTTCATCATAAAAGGGAATGAATTGTTGGTTCATTACACTTCTATATAACACTTGGTCTACTGGTAACATAATAATTGGGTCTTCACTCAAGGGTGCATACGGATAAAACGTAGCAAGTGTATTGAGTTTGTCTTGAACAGTTAGTTGACATATCATAGGTAAAGTTATTTCAACACCGTTGTTTGTATCTCTTACCATACCCACAATCTCACTACCAGTCTTCAGTTTTACAACCTCGTACTTTCTGTTTGTTAAATCTTGTGGTGATGTCATTTTAAGTCGAACTGCCTTATCTCGTAGTTAAAGTTTTCTTCGTTGTATATATTTATACGTTCTTTAAGGTGATTGAGAGTATGATTTTCATATTGTAAGTCATCTGATATATCAAATAATTTCATTTTAGTTTTACCCTCAGCCTTACGAAGTCCTCTACCTATAGATTGAAGGTTTCTTATTCGACTTTTTGATGGTGATGCAAAGACAATATTGTCTATACGTTTTATATTAACACCTGTAGAGAAGGTGCCGTATGATGCTAGTATGACATTTTCATTTGAGTTCTCGACATACTCTCTTACAGCTTCACGGTCATCAACATCCGTTCCACCATATACGTAATGTAGTTTGTCTTCTAGTCTCTTCTGCATTTTTGCATGAAGAACAGTTCCATGTTTCTCTACAAACTGAAACAATACTAGAGTGTTCCCCTTAAGGGAATAGACAAGGTTACATAAAAATTCATTTCGTTTATCATTCGATACAAGGTAATCCATTTCTTCTTGGTATGTCATTTTCTTTTGTTTAGTATGACGGAGTATGACACAATCAATAGATAAATTTGCAATCGTACCTTTGTCCATTAATTCTTTTGTTGATATGACTTTCTTGACTGGGCCAAACAAACCCTCTAGTTGTAGTCTATGTACTTCTGTTCCGTCTAGTGTACCAGTACAACCAATTCGTACTGCAGTAGTCTTCATCTTCTCAAGAATACCTTTCAATACGTTTGCTTTAAATAGATGTGCTTCGTCTCCTATAACTACATCAAACGATTGCATGACTTCTTTAGGTGCTTTACTAAAACTTTGCCATGTTGATATCGTAATGTCAGAAGGGAAAACAGGTTTACCACTATAAATTTTACATATCTCTTTATCATATCCATACTCCTTAAAGTCTCCTGCCATCTGTTCCACTAATGATGTAGTAGGAACAATTATTATTGTTTTCATGTTATAGTATCTGGCCAACATATAAATGATAAGAGACTTACCACTTGCAGTGGGTGACAACAAAAGCTGTCTACCATATTTAATTGTGGATTCAAATGCTTCTATCTGATAGTCTCTAGGTTCAAAAGGTAAGTTTAAATCTTTGATGTTCCAATCTTTTAATTTGTGTTTATGTCCAATGACATCACCAATACCAGCAAATGCATATCCTCTTTCTCTACAGAACTCATCTACGTATGGTAGTAATCCAATATAAATTTTGTGTGTTTTGATTGAGAAAAGATATACCTTACCATCCCACCATTTGTTCTTATAACTTGGCATGAATTTTGCGTTTGGTACGGTAAAGGAAAAGTAATCATGTAGGTCTTTGGCTAAACCATCATCACAGTCTACCCTCATGAAACATTCATCTACCTTCGAGACTGTGACTTTCATTTTACTTGTATGGATATCCTACGAACCATCCCACTAGGGAAGTTCTACATCCTCGTGTGACTGGTGTAACTTGATGGTGTACAAATGAAGGGAACAATACTAATGAACCCTTTTGTTTTGCAGAATTTGGAATCTGTCTATACCAATCTCTCATGTCTCTCGTATAATCATTAGGTGTAAGTGTATCCTTTGAACGGATATCTTCTATCCACTGAAAGTTACCACCTTCATATTCATCGGGGTCTGTTAACTGAATAGAGAAACTTAGTTTTCTAATCATACCACTATTTGCATATGGTTCATCACTAGCATCTGTATGCCATGTATAGAACCCACCACGTGAACCTTGTTTTGCATGATAGACTGTATGTTGTAGTGGTTCTACTTTTTCTATGTCGACATTCCAACCACATTGTTTCATTCCCATTGCAACTGCGTCTTCAACCTTTGTCCAAACATCACCTAAGTTTTTCTGTGCATCACCGTAAATCCATCTAATATCAGATGCTCTAACCTTATCTACAATTTGACCACCGTCTCCACCAGCTGCTCTTTCTTTACCTCTGTCTTCTCCATCGGGGTCTAAGTCTAATCTTCCACCTTGACCAACTGCAGCTGTTTCTAGAGGAAACTCCATTGCCTTACCATTAATAAATTCAACTTCTTCAGAAGTTAATAGTTCGGGATATGTCCATAAGTAATTTTTTAGATTCATTATTGTCCAGCCATAAACTTTCTCCAATCGATAGTGTTCTTAATCGTTTGGTGTCTCCATGTTATGTTCTGCATACACTCTTTAAGAAAGTCTACAGTAACCTTGAGGTACTCAATTTTTGCATTGAGTTCTTGTAAATCTTTATCTGCATTGAAGAAGATACTCATATCGTTCTTCATTATTTTTAGACCATTGAATGGGTCGGGTTCCCAACCTAGTTCTTTAATTCTATCGTCATCCATTTTTCCATTGAACCACAACCATTTATCTTTAAGTAAAGAGTTATAGTTTTCTTGGTATTTTTTAAGGACTAGAATCTTACTGGTTAGTAAGTCTTGATATTTTGCATGAAGTTTTGGAACATCTAACGATGCCGTATCCAATTCTATATCATCTATTTCACAGTCACTTGCCCATTGGGCTTTTAAATCATCTAAAGTCATAATATATATTATACCACAAATGTGTGATATTAACTAGTGGTTTCTATGTCGTAGTAAGTAAATTTAAACTCTATAGTGGCTACTACAGCCTCTCCGTCTGCACCCGATTCAAACTCTAATCCACTCAAACTGATTGGGAAACAGTCATGGAATCTAAAGTATTTATTGGGAATATTTTTGTTGGTTGTTGTAATCAAAGTTATGTCTGACATTTCTTTATCAGTTCCACCTAGAGATGCAGATGTACCAGTTGTAGTTTGTTTACTACCAACATAAGATGCATAATCAGATGGGTCTTTGATTGGTACGATTGCATTCATCCAATCGTATACTTCTTTAAAGTTTCCTAAGTCTTCATCGACTAAGAAATCTACCGAGAGATTTTCAAACGTAACCTTGTCGCCTGGAAAATATGCGTCCAATCCAACACCAGCACCCTGTGCAATTTCTGTAAACTGCACGCCAGGAATATTACACTTCTTAATATAGTATTCTGTTGTGGGTATCTTATCAATAAGAAGTCTAAAATTATTCTTATTGAGAATGGACTTATTAATATCAACCATGTACTTTAGTTATCCTTTTGTTTGAAGTGATATCATGATAGTCATCACCTCTATACTCTCTTAAGGTTGTCTCTTCACAAAGATAACCGTCTTGAATATAAGTTGTAATGGTCTTACGACTCAATACATTTGTTGTTTCAACTCCATTAGGAAAAACAGATTTCTCCCATGGCCCTTCTTTCACATTGATTTGTTTATCATACATAATATTTCTCCGTATATATCTATTTAGGTGTTTGGATATGCCAGAACCTACGGAAGTGAACATAATTAGGCGGTATGGTACCAAACTTAACTGGTTTATTAGGATTCGTAGGGTGTAAATCTTCTGTTGTCCAACTGTATACATCTCTTCTATAGAGTTCATTTTCTACAATAACACCGAAGTCGGTATTCAAATCTTCATCATCATACCTTGTATAAGTCTTACCTATCTCATCTAAGTAATCTTCTACATGTTTATCATTAAAGAAAGCTTCCCAATTATCAAACCCATTGAAGACTCTACTATTTTTTCTTTGGTGTTTTGATTGGCCTGGTATATAATCCCATTCGGTCACTTCTTCTTGTCTCATCCATGGTTCAGCTGTTGGTTTTGTATTGACTGCAGTTTCTAAAAACATTTCGTCTGTATGATTGAATGCTCTTCTTAAATCATCGTAAATATTTTGAACATGATATAGAGTACCAAAGTGTATAATTAAATCCCACTTCCTATCAAATGACCACTCTTCATTATGATTGATACACAACTTCTCTGAGTCTGTGTCTATACCATCCAATAGTTCTTGTCTTGCATCTGCATAGGAAACTGTTGCACCTAGTTTCTCAAAGTGTCTACCAACTAGTCCATGTGCAGTTCCTAGTTCTAGGATAGTCTTCCCATCAAACCAGTCTTCACCTTTACAATCAATAACTTTTTTAACTCTTTTTTCTGTTGGTAGGTACATTGTATCTATTTGACCTGTAGTTTCATTCTTCCATTTAAAGAAACCTTCCAACCCTTCACCATACTTTATCATCTTCATATACTTATTTATCGCGTATAAATATATGCCTTGACAATGCATATCGTATTTTGGTATACTTGTAAGGTAGGAAGTCGAGACGGAAGATAGATGGTTGTGAGAGGTTGTTCCGTATAGACAAGGTGTTCCACACTGTTAAAGTCAATTAAGACGTGGCATATAATCGTGAGGTGTGGATAGAATCCGAACAGAGAAGCTCTAGAAATTCTTGACGAGTTGGGATAGGGACGGTAAACGAACTTCCGTATGGTCAATACCTATTGACCTAGATAAAATTGGGGTAAGGCCTCACTAGAAGGACACGGTGTAAAGAATTGGGTTCATACCCAAGACATTGAACGATTCAGTCATGCTAAAAAAAACCCCTCGAAAGAGGGGTTTTTAGTATTCCAATTAAGGAATGAGAACCTAAGTTCCTTACAGAATGTTTGACACTGCAAATTTTCTGTAGTATTGGTTAGTACCAGCAGTTGCTAGACCATCACGGCCTGACATGTTGCCAGTGTCAACGAATGGGTTTGAAACCATGCCGTATCTTGTTTTGAAACCAATTTTTGGTTGGAATGTGTTCTCACCAACTGCACGAACCATTTGTAATGGAACGTATGGGCAATAGAACATACCAGCATCATAAGGGTTAGTTCCTCTATAACCTACTGTTAAGTAGTCAACACCAGCATATGGGTCAACATATACTTTAACTCTTCCGTTTAAGATACCAGCAAATGTATTGCCTGTGTCGTCAACGTTTAAGTTAGTGTTAAGAGCAGGAGCGTAATCTAATACACCTGCCATAGATAGAGCAGAAGCTACATCAGATGAACATAGGATAAAGTTACCTTTTCCTCTACGTGTATCTTTAGCGATGAAGTTACTTTCTCTTTCTATTTGGAACAATAATCCTTTGAATTTCTCAACTGACCATCTTCCGTTTGCGTCAACGTCAAGGTTGAACGTACCAGCAGAAGCTGTTGCAGCTGCACCAGTTTTTGCTTGGATGTTAACATTTCTGATAACTTCACGGTTGATTTCAGCAAGAATTTCTGATGAAAGAATATTTGCTAGTTCTGATTCTGCGTCAAGACCGTGGATTGCTTTGAGGTCTTGTGCTAATTCGAGTGTGTACTCAGCTTTTAATGCTCTGGATTTTGCAGTAACAGTTGCTTTCTCAATGGTGAATGCCATTTGAGCGAAACCGTTTGATGCTTCAACGTCACCAAGTGCTTCTGCACTTGCTGTTGACATTCCCGCACCTGTATCAGTCGCATATGAACCATTGAATGGGTCATTATTACGTGCTGCTAAAGGGCCGTCTGCGACAACTTGGTTGTCATTGGAATATTTAGTATCTGCTTCAGCATGTAATGCTTCAGTTTTACCTTCTCTTCCTACAGATGGATAGTCATTATATCTTGCTTTCATAGCAAATATAAGTCCTGTTGGGCCTGTCATAGGCTGAACACCACAAATGTCGTATGCAACGAGATTTGGCATAGCTCTACGTACTAATGAAATCAAGATTGGATTCCAGTTAGCAACTGCAGAACTTCCAGTAGCATTTAAAGGTGCTGCTTCCTCAAGAGCTTGACCTTCTTCGAAAAGGGCCTTCTCTTGGTTTTCAAGGATTACAGCAGTAACAGCACGCTTGTAGTTATCTTCGATTTTTGGTAAATCGGAGTGTTCTAGAATCGGTTGCCACTTCTCTTGTAAGTTTTCTGATAAAAACATTTTATTTTTCCTTTAAATTATCCTAATGGATTTAGTTTAGTTATTGCTTGAGTGTACTGTTGCATATCGGGAGCAAGTACTGGTTCTTTCTCTTCAGAAATTTCCCCTGTTCCTTCTTCTACAATAGTATCCTCAACTAGTTTATCAACATCACTTGGGAAGTAAGCTTCAGCGATTTCTGCAATCTTCTCAGCGAAGTCTGCTTCATCTTTGAAGTCTACACCATTTGATAATGATTCTAGCTTCTCTTTTTGTGACTCAGACAAACTGTTACCAGCAGTCTTTACCACGTTACTTCTCTTGAGGGCATCTAACTCTTCTGTAATGTCAATATTTTTACTGACTTCACCATCAAGTTTCTGTTCCATCTCGTCGAGACGATTTGCGAGTTCATCGATTACGTTATACTTATCTTCGGGAACGTCAACATAATGTTCTACGAACAATGTTTTCAATCCGTCGATGAAGTTTTCAGTCATCTCTGCTCTCAATCCTCTTTCAATTGCAAGTTCGTTTTCTTTCGTCCACTCTTCTGCAACATAAGAAAGATATTTGTCAACGCCTTCTGCGAGGTCGGCTTTGACTTTTTCTACTGAGGATTTTAATTCTTCTGAATATTGATTTTCTAAAGACTCTTTAATCTCTTCTACTTTAGATGAGACTGCAGCCTTGAAGATAGTTTTTGCTTTCTCTTGATTCTCTTCTGAGATATCTAGTGCTTCTGAGATTTTAGATAGGTCGTCTTCTACTTCAATCTCGACTAGATTTGCTTCGAGCTCTGCAGAAGTTTCTTCGTCAACGATTTCCTCTTTGACTTCTTCTTCCTCTTCTTCTTCCTTAGACCACTTCTCAGCAATATCTGATACTGCTTCTTCGTCCATAGACTTTAGTGATTCAACAATTTTTCTAGCTACTTCTGCTTTAGTCAAGGTTTCGTCAACTTCTTCTTCTGATATAGAACTGAATCTAGTTTGAAGTTCTTCCTTAGTCATTTCCTTCATGTTGTTGACGATAGCTTTGATTGATTCCATTTTTGTTGCCTTAACAACATCTTTAGACTCTTCTTCTTCTGAAACTTTTGCAAGTTTAGGTTGACTGTCACCTTTTCCAGCATTCTTTTGATGTGCATCACCACTAACTGGTTTCACATTTTCTGCTTTCTTCTGTGCATCAACTGCTTTGTCAACAGGATTTTCTTCGGGTTTGACGACTTCAGCTTTACCGCTTTCGATTTTCTCGGCATCTGATGAACCTTGCTTAACAGGTTTCGCGTCACCTTTTTGAGCACCGTCTGTAGGTTGCTTCTCTTCAGAAACTTCTACTTCTGTACTTTCTAGGTTATTTTCTAACTCTGCCATGTTTTTCTCCTGTTTGAGTTTACTTTTTTATTTATATGTTATAGGCTTTCAACAAACCTTTTCCATAGATTTAACTTAGTTTCTTCCAATTTATTCAATTTAGCACCCCTTAATTGGGTTCTCATTGACTCTGAATCAACTGCTTTCAATATACCGTTAGACATAATCCACTCTACACCCTCGTATATACCTTCAACGAAGGCCTCGGGGGCAGATGGGTCTGCGACTATATCGGCTGCTGTTGCCAGTTGGAAGTCACCTTTTACGTATTGAGCGCCACCTTTTTCTTCCAAGGAACCTAATCCTCTAGATGATACTCCTAATTTGGCACCGTCATCGATTAAATTTCTTACGATTTGACCGTTTGGTGTGCTCAAAATTTTTGCACGTCCCACATAATTGTTACCATCTTCTTCTAAAGATGTGATTAAGTGTGACACTTTGTCAAGATTAATAGTTGGGCCTTCGGGATGTCCGAGTTCTCCAAATGCTCTATCCTTCTCAACGAATTCTTTTCTATAACGGTTAACTTCTTTTTCCATTATCTCTTTAGGATAAACTCTACCGTTACGGTTTTTAATTTCTGACTGCATGAACACTCCTTCAATGAAGTATTCCTTCTGTCCTTTCTCATTTGCTTCAATGATTACTGGTGACATTTGATAGTCATTATATTCAGATATTAATTTCATTTATAATTTCCTCTATGTTTATACCTTCTTCGGACATGTTTTGCATTATTTTTTTAATGTCTTTCATTTCTTTCTCTGCAGCTTTTAAATCTTTATATGGTGAATCTCCACTAAAGAGATTACCATCTAGATATACATCTACCTTATTTCTTTTGTTCTGAACATAAGATACAGATATCTTCTTACCACCAACCTTTGCGACATCAACTTTAAGTTCTTTGGAACCACTTGGCAATTTAATTTTTGCCTCGTTAAGTTCTAGTTGTACTGTCTTAAAGGACTTCACTCTACTCTCCTGTAGGTTCCTGTGGTGTTTCCATCCAGTCGACTTGAGCATTAACTCTCTTCATGTCTACTGCATCAGCAGCTGCTTTCTTAATTCCATCACCGATAGAACCTTTTGCAGCTTCAAGTTGACCTGCTTCTATTTGGTCAACGATTTGTTTTGCTATTTCGCTACTCATAATTTACTCCTAAAATCCACCGAAGTCATCTTCGTTATCATCTCCACCCTCATCACTTCCTTCTTTCTTGATTTGGGCATCAATTATTTTTATGTCTTCTTCTGTTTGTCTTAGTACATACTTTCTGATATATTCATCTGAATAGTATTTACCAACATAATCAGCTGCCTGACTGAGAGTATCTAATCTCTCTCTTAAAATTTCTGCATCTTTCAACTCTGTAAAGTGGTTGTCTGTTGCATAATCATACAGGAAAAAGTCCTTTATTTTATCAAACTCTTCACCTGTTACGACTTCCTTTAGTACTAATTGTGTCTTAAGGATGTCTGTAAAAACTCTTCCAAACTTCTTCTGAAGTCTATTAGTGAACTTATTAAATTTAAGTTCGTCTCTAGAAATCTCAGAAGCACGACCCATGTTAAACCCATTGTCTGCTTCCATTCTAGATGAAGGTACATTTAGAGACTGATATAACTTCTTCTTGAAGTATTCGATATCATCTATATCTGCTAGGTTTTGTCCGCCTGGCAATGTAGTAATCTCTGTTCCTCTACCACCTTCTCTTCTAGGTAACCAAAAATCTTCTAACATACTCATATGTTTTCTATCATCTTTGATTTCACCTGTATCTGCATTGTAAACCAACTTATTCTTGTATCGGTTCATTACATCAGCAAGATACTGTTCTGCTTTTGCTTTTGGAAGGTTACCTACGTCGATGTAGAATATTCTTCTCTCGGGAGCTCTTGAAATCCTATAGATAACAAGTGCATCTTCCATCATTGATAACTGATTTGCAGTCTTCAATGCCTTGTGCAGATACCCGATGACTACGTTCTTAGTGTAGTCAAGTAATCCCGAAGTCGTATATGTTACTGCCTCGGGTGCAATTCGTACAGTGCTTCCTTCAGCTGCACTGGATTTATCAAACCCTTTATCATTGAAAACATAGAACTCTTCTATCTTTGAAATCCTTTCGATTTTAGTCTTAGGGTCTCTTTCCTTTTCAATGTTTCTGACCTTCTTAATCTTAATTGGGTCAATGTTTCTTAAGTCTACTATGCCTCTTTTAACATTTTTAGCGTCGACGACTTTATGGAAGTATACTCTTCCATCTACGTACCATTTTCTGAATAATTCATGAGAGTTCTGATTGAACTTCATCATTGATAGGATGTTGTAAAACTCGTCTTGTATCTTACCTTTGATACTATCAGAGAGCTTAACATCTCTGAGGTCGAGTGTGACTATCCTATCAGAACTATCCGATGTGATACACTCATTAACTATATCTTCAATTGCAGAATCACATTCTGGCACCAAAGATACCTCACGATATCTACGAATGAGTTCTGCCTCATTCTTGATACCACCTTCCATATCGACGTAAGCACCATATGCTCCGCCACCTATGAATCCACTTTGTTGTTGTATGACTGGTGTACCGTCATCATCAACTGGTGGAACAAAAGAAGGTGCCTTCGGCAACTCCTTTGCTCTTAAGTCATCCTTCTTACGGGATATTTCAAATCCTAAAATTTCCATACTAATATTTATACCACGCTAAGGTGGTCTGTTTCACTGTTCTTAAAGAACTCTTTCCCAGTGAGAGAAAGTTAAATCAACTGTAAATTCTTCTAATGCATCGACTGTTTCGTAGCTTAATGCTATTTCACCGATGTTTTTAGGGAACATGTTGAAGAACTCATATCTCGCTAGTACAGAGTCGTCTTTGTTTAACTGTTCTACAAATCCTCTTGATAATAAGTAATCAAGTGTAGTAGACCCTTCACCACTATCCATTGCTTGGATTTCCATCTGCCATGCTTCTAAAGCAGTTCTTGCTGAAAATTCCATATCATTGATGATAGTAACTGACCAGTCTGCAAAAGAACGTTCCCCTGCTAACTTTAAGTTTGCTCCTCTAAAAGGTATTACAACTTCACTTAACGTTGCAGCTGGGATGTTTGCACCTTTACACATGAACTCGATATTGTTTCCAGCTCTTGGTAAGAATACTCTAAAACGGTTTGCTCTTGGGCCACCACCGATTAGTTGTGCTTTAAATTGGTCTATTGTTGCCATGTTTTATACTCCTTAAACTGCACCATAAATTTCACTAAACTCAACACCCGACCTTGCAGCCACGAAGTTAAGAGTGATAAAGTTAATACTTCTAGAAGGTTTCACAAAGATAGAACATACAAATTCGTTTCTATCGATGACTGAATCAGTGTTGTTTGTTTCGTCACAAACTACTGAGAAATCTACTAGTCCTCTTCTGTTTTTTACGTCTCTTAGGAAAGGTTCTATTGCAGCTCTAAACTGAGCTCTTGTGAATGCATCGTTGAATTCAAAGAGTTGTGATTTAGCTGCAGTTGATATTGCCTTTTCTAGTACGATGAATAGTCTTCTTACGTTGATTCTGTCGAATGCAGAAGGACTTGTTAATGCAGTCTTATCACCGTAAAGAATTGTACCTTGGCCTGGGAATGTTACTACTGGATTAACTCTTGCACGGTATAAGTCATCTCTAGATGCTTGTGAAGGGTTAAATGCAAGTTTAGTAATTCCTAGGTATTGTCCTCTAGAGAATCCTGCTGGTGAGAACCATGCATCTCTAAGAAGGTCTGACCTTGCCATAACGCCTGCTGTATGTCCGTTAGCAGGTACGTAACAGTACTTATCGTTGTATCTGTCATATTGATATGTCCAACCGCTGTCAATTACGGCATATGAACTTGATGACATAGTGTTTGCAGTTGTGATAACGTTCGCTGCTTGTGATGACTCTGAAGTAACACCAACAACGTCTGCACGTCTTGGAGACATGATTGCGATACAATCTTTTCTACCTTCTGCAATTAAAACTGCTTGATTAGAAAGAGTAGTCCAGTCTGCAAGAATATCTTGGTCTGTACCACTTCCGTTATCAGTTCTTGAAGAACCTACGATTAAGAAAGATATATCAGATGTTTCACCATCTTTAAAATGCATATCCCATGTACCGTACTTCTGCGCTGCAGTTGGAGTTCTTCCATTTGCACCGTTTGCTAGGGATGTAACTTCTGCCAATGTTGGTCTTAAGAATGCTTTACCCGAAGTAGCTGATACTGCGTGTGTTCTGTGTTCATTTGCAGTGTTAACCATTGCAGTTGAATGTTGTCCCCAATATACCCACTCTGAACTGTTTCCTATTACATTTCTGTAGTAGTTAGACTCACCACTTGAATCTTTTGCGTCTGACGCAAGAGAAACAAATCCATAAGTCTCTAACATTGAGTGTGGAACTCCTGTGATTGCACCGTCTTCGTCTACTACGACTACGTGAATTTCGTCTGTTGTTCCATTAGCTGTTGTTGCTGATGCAGACTTGCCTGGAGCTTTATCGAATGATGCATAGAATTCCCAGTATCTATTAACTGCAGTTCCGTTTGCAACGGTTGCTACTAGACCTGTTCCTGTTGGTTGTCCTAATGCTTCGATTGTGATATCGTTTGTGTTGATTGCTAGAACTCTGTATTGTTGAGTTGTTGAACCAAATGTGATGATGTCTCTGACTTGTACTAATGCACCGCCACCACTCGCAAGTGTTATAACGGTTTGACCAGCTGCCTCTTCGGCACCTGTTGTTGTCGCTGCATCATTGTAATATGCATCTGAGGATGCACATACAGAAACTTTCAATGAATTACCTAAGACGCCAGGGCATCTTGCAATCCATTTACCTACTGTTCCACCGAGAGCTCCACTCTCGTATGATTGAACATATTCTTCATGATTTTTTAGAAGTGAAGAAGAAGAACCACCACCGTTTGCACTAAACAAACCTGTAGTGTTAATTCTAACCACTCTAAGAGATGAACCATATCTTAAAAATGCTTCTGCTGAATAAAAGTCTTCTGCTCCAGCATTAGTATTAGCTGGTTCATAAAACTCATCGACTAAACCCTTTGTATCTGAAACTGTCTTAACTTCATCAACAGGGCCCCATTGGAATGAACCAGCGAAAGCACCAGTTGTGCTTGATACTGCTGGTACAACATTTGTAAGGTCTACCTCTTTGACCTGTACGCCTGGTGATACTTGAAATGCCATACTTTTTCTCCTGTTAATGTAAAAAGTTGTTTACTGTTTTATTTATAACTTTTAATTTCCTAACTTAATAGCTTTATTACTATTCCATGTTTTTGTGATACCATCTGTCACCTTGATTATCAACAAATGATGTTTCCTGTTGTGAAACATCTCCAAAGACTCCTGCTGGTAGCAAGTCGTCTTGAATTATCTTCTGTTGTTCAGCATACAACAAGTCTTTGACCTGTGTATCTGTCAAGTGATAAAAGTATTCCGTGGTGATAAACCAACTAAACATGACAACATTCATTACCATGTCGTCATGATATCCTCTATCAGCCTCGAAACTAGTACCTTTATTTATGAAGGTCATGAGCTCCGTGATTGTAGGTCTATCTACTAACTCTAATCTGTGTTCTTCCAACAATTCTTTCATTGTAGAACATCCGATACGTTTAATCTTTCTCGACATTGTAACTCCAATGTCTTCTGCTTTTGCAAACCCTTGAGTAAAGACGTTTTCGTACTCTATATCATAGTGCAATTGATTGGCCACCATAGCACCTTCGTTATTATTCTCAATTATTACAATTGGTTTATTGTAAGGTGTTACAAACTTATTTATAATATCGGGGAAGAGAAGGGGACTTATCATGTTATCTCTGTACACAGCCACTTGTTTAAAGGGTTGAACCGACACATCGAAGATACTAAACGTCGACCAGTCCATTCCTCTACCCTTTGCAACATCAACTGTACATATGTATTCGTGACCTTCTACTGGTCTATCATACATAACGAAACCATCTTTCTCATACTCTCCTTCTACTGCTTTCATTTCTAATAGTGTGTTACTATTGATAAGAGTATTACCAGTTCCTAAGAAACTGTTACCATATTCCTGTTCGAACTGTGCTTCAGATGTGTTTGCAATAGTCTGTTGTTTCCACTCTTCATCTCTGCCTGGCACATCAAACCAGTTAATAAGAAAGTCTTTATACTCTGATTGTCCATGTACTGCACTTTCATATATCTTATGAAACATATTACCTACACCGTTTGCAGTAGAGGTGATTATAACCTTCGAATCTTTACCCGAGGTAACAACTGGATATGTTGCAGTATAGAACGTTGCAGCGTCTTCTACGAATGCAAACTCATCCAAGTATAGTAGATTGATAGACATACCACGAATTGATGATGATGACGTTGCAGCTGCAACTACCTTCGAATCATTTGCAAATTCGATAGAACCTTTGTTTAGAATCTTAACGCCGGGCTGTAAAAAGAACGGAACCGATTCTAACATAGTAACAATACGTGCAATCATCTCCCTTGCAATTGCACCTTTGTTTGCAAGAACGGCTACAGTTACTTCGGGATGAAACACTAAGAACCATAATAAGTATGCACAAGAAGTGATGGATTTACCACTCTGTCTTGATGCAAGTACTACATTAAAACGATTACTATCGTAATGTTTTATAAGTTTATCTTGATATCCACGAAGCTTAAAAGGTACCATACCTTCATCTAGTGATATAATTTGTGTGTAATTTTCAATGAAATGACATGGGTCTTCAGAACACTTCATGTATTCTGCAAGCTCTTTTTCGGTATATTGATGTTCTATACCCGAACGTTTGATGAGGTTGTTACCTAAGTATCCCTCGTTTGTAGGTTGTACCATTACTTATTCTTCTTTAGAAATTTCTGTAACTCGGATGTTGAACCGACATATAGATGATTGTGTTGTGTTCCAATCCGTTTCTCTTCGTCGTCCTTTTCTAATTCCTTTAATTTCTTCTGCACGTCTAATAATTTTTCTGCAGTATCACCAACCGTTTTAAGCAATTGTCCAGCAACTTCATATGCACGAGGATGTTCTGTTTCCTTTGCAACATCTAAGATACCTTCGATTGCATCTTGCCCACGCTCTACAAGACCATAGAGATTTTCTCTTGCATATTTGTAGTCGTTTACTATTGATTCACCTCTGTCTTTAACAGTAGGTAATTTTTTGGGAAGTATTTCTACTTCTGCTTTGATTTCAGTGTGAATGTCTAAGACATCATCTAACTGTTTATCTATCGTGTCTTTTGTCATTATTAACTCGCATCTGTAGTCCTATCATCTGCAAAGCTTCTTGTAGAACCATCATCATAAAATGTTACCGTTTCTGCAACAACGAATGTATCAGTTGGGTCAACTGAACCAACAAACTTAAGTTTAGTTTTTGCATCTAATGTCACTGCACTTGATACAACTATACTTAATTTATCGTTTGCAATACTTGAGATTGTTGGATTCGTTCCTAAATTGGTACCGAATACTTCATCGTTTGCACTTATCTTAGTATTTATAGCCGTTGCAAATGATACTGTGGTGGAGTTATTTACTGCAGTTGAGGTTGTTTCTGCAAATGCTGGTTCGTAATGTTTAACTTCTTTAACCAATCCACTACCGTCTATCTCACTGGTAGTGAATAAACCACTTGCAGTCTTAACTTGACCTTGCACTCCGTCTGATATGTATGTTCTTTCAATAACATTCTTAATAACTTCACCAGTATATACTGGGCCGAAGAAATATAACTTCATAGTAAACTCTAATGTGTACTCAATCACACGTCTTTCTTCGAATGAACCTTCGTATTGGTCTTCCATTGTTACAGAACCTAGAATGATAGGTACGTCTCTGTAATCGACCATAGAGTCAATCATCTTCATTGTAACTGTGTATTCGGGTTGGAAATATGGTAGGATTTGTTCTACTATTTGTAGTGCATCGTTCATGTTCTTTGCAAGAATCGATAGACTAAATGTTAAATTGTATGGTGCTGGTTGATATTGGAATCCTCTTTTACCTGTGTCTGCAGTCTCTAACTGTGATTTAGAACTCCTAATTAGTTTGTTTTGTTGTCTAGTTGCATCATATTCGAACCCTGTAAGTTCGAATGCAAGTCTAGGCATACTGATTGCAGTTCTCATACCATCACCAAGGTTGGCATCTTCTGCTAATCTTTGTAAGAACTTTTGTTTTGGCCCATAACTTATGGGTACTTTTTGTTCCGTGAGTACCGTACCGTCTGATTTTACTTTCTTGATTGTAATGTTATTAAAAAGAGTACCAAAAATTGATACAGCTCTCTTCATTGTTTCATTATAAAAATAGGTACCAAACATTATGAATAGTCCTCTATATACTGTTTTATTTCTGCAACTGTAAATAGGTTTTCTGCATCTTCATCTGCTATTTTAATATCATAACTGGACTCAATGTCCATAATTACTTCAACTACTGATAACGAATCTGCATTTAAGTCATCAACAATATGTGACTCATCTGTGATTGTAGATATATCTACATTTAATCTATCTGCTAATATTTTTTCTATCATTATGTAACCTCACCAAATGGGTTTGTTTCTGAGAAGTCTAGGTATCCATCTGCTTTATCTTCGAAGTCTTTATTCTGTGCATCACCATCATTTGCAAACGTTAGAACGTCTGTAATGGATTCTATGACCACTGTCTTACCACTTGATGCACCAACCAAGGTATCACCAACTGCAAGGGTTCTTGTAACATCCTTGATAGTAAGTTTACGTATCTCGTCTGATGCGCCTGGCGTCCAACCAATAACTTCACCAGTTGCAGCTCCACTGTAATTTATAACTTCTTGAATTGTAAATTCTCCACTTGTATTTGAAACAACCATTTCGATTGTGTATGCCTGTTCGTTTTCTACTAAGTCTACTACTGTTCCAGTATCGAAATCCTCTCCACTGTATTCGAACAACTCACATTGTAATTTGAATACAAATAGTTTTCCGACTTGATAGAATGGGTTCTCATGTTCTACAAATTTGATTTCAAACATTGAACCACTCATAGGGAAGTAAATTAAATCTCCCTCGTTAGGTCTTAATGATGTGGTGAGATTTGAATCTAAAGAAATGAATCTTTCCCATGTTCTTAATGATATTACAAAGGTTGCAGTATCCCTAACTGAGACACCAAACTTAGACATTAAATCTCCATCACCTTCAAACCCATCTGTATTTTCTAGATACATTTCTACTGAGTATGCATCTCCAAATTTGGATTGTACATCTTCACCAAGGATAGTATCCTCTTCTACAATTTCTCTAGGTAGGTAAAATGTTTCGTGTCCATACATTCTAAGTGACTCAACAACGATGTCTTCATATAGCATCTGTTCAGTATTAACTGCATGGTTAAAAAATACGTTTGTTGGCATGTTTTTATCCCATTAAGTCCATGACTGGCATTTCAAAATTCAGTCTAGACTCTTCTTCTAATCTTGTAATTTCCTCTTGTGCTTCGGACTTCATCTGTGCAGCGTCTAATGTGACTCCGCCAGGCAATGCAATTCCCGAAAACTTAGATAGGTTTTCACCCCACTGATACTTAACTAATGCAGTACAATATTTCTTTAACCATATATCGTCATAGACATCTGTCATATCGGTTGGGTCAATCTTTCTGTAACATTCAATGATTAGATATTCACCAGCTGTTAAACTATCTGCATCTAAATCTAGATACAATCTATTAGAATGCATGTTGTATCTAATAGGTGTTCTTCCAACTAGGATGTTATCCATCATTGTTATATTCTGCTGTACCATTTCATAATACAGAACGTTAGTTGAAGTTAAATCATATAAGTCATTTAGTCTTAATTGATATCTTAAATCAAACATGTTTAGATTATGTTTGTCATTGAATGGTAAAATGTTTAAAACAGATAACACATGTTCGGGTAGAGTAAGATAGTTTTGTTGTTCTTTATATGTTTGATTACTTACTGCATGACCACCTGCTGTTGCAGCTGAATGTGATTCATCTGTCTTGAATGAATCTAACTGACTTTGTGTAAGTTGGTGTTTTAAATAACACTTAATACTACCATCATAGCAGTATTCTCTAAAGTATTGTAGACCTTCATCAAGTCTATCATCAAACTGGTCATCATCTACGTTGATTTCCAACACAGGTGCGCCTAGTTTTCTCTTAACGTACTCCTTGAGGGTTGCTTTTGAATTTGGTTGTGCCATAATAGTATTCCTGTTTAATACTATTTATGCGTTTTTTATTCTTGGAAATAAGTCTTAGTAGTAAGTTTATCGATTTTATCAGAGATACGGTTCATTTGGTCTAATAGTTTAGACATATCTTTCTCAATTTCTTCACGTGTGACATAATCTTTGGCTATCTCTTCACGTGTCTTATTGAGAAGAATCCCTTGGCGTGATACCTCTTGTAGTGTATTCCTAAGTAAGAAACCTATAGGTACAATAACAAAGACTGTAATTATATTCCATAGGATATAAGGTGTGATAGTAATTTCCATACTACTATTTAGAATAATCAGTTCAGTATGGGGTTACCTATTTCATCTAATTCAAAAGTAAATTCATTCTCATTGGGTGGTGTCCCTTGAGGGTCTCTTCTACTTGGGGAAGCTGAAATTTGATGTACTCTACAATTGAACGAAATTGAGTATCTTTCTTTGTCTGTAGGATTGGGTTCTACCATATGCATTGCACCACTAGGAAACATTATAAGTCTTCCAGTGACAGGATGATATCCTATACTCTCGTGCATTCTAGCATTGGTAGGATGGTCTGCGACTACCTTTGGGTCTGTATTGATTAGTTGTAGGTCACCTTCATCACCGTCTCCATGTATATAAAAAACTCCACTATACCAACAACCATTATGTAAATGTGGTGTATTCCATGCACCTTTATCATTTATATTTGCCCATGTATTGTCTATTTTAACTTGTGCATCGTCGGGATGAACTCTGAAGAATTGTTGTACTTCATCTCTCAATGCAGTTTCAATACATCTAACAATCTTTGCAAAGGCTGGATGTTGTTCTACCCCATCTTGAGACTGCCAACCAGTGTACCTGTTTGATATTTGTCTACCCTTGGGGTCTCTTTTTCTCCATGCATCCATTTCTTTTTTAAGAGTCATTATATATTCTTTGGAGACAGCATCTTTACCATACTTCTCTTGGTCTAATAAATTTCTTTCAAATATGAATGTTGGGAATGCTAATCTAATTGTCATCTGTATCTCCGAATAAATCTAATTGTACTTCTGCATTTTTTTCTACTAAATCGGGATTATGCATAGGACACTCGGGTGGTGGATTATCTTCTTTAAACATTCTTCCCTTCTCATTCCAATACTTAATTCTTCTATAGGCACCAGCCATTCCTTCAATATGTCTTTTCTCTTCTCTAAGTTCGGGTGACCTATTCCATTCATCCATTGTTTTTAGTTTACCACCATCTTCACCCACTCTATGGGTAGTTCTAACTGACCTGTTCTCTTGCCACGATTGATTGTCGTATGTTATATAGGATGCATTCCAAGTCTCTCTTCTGTAAGGGATGATTTGAACTAATGGTGTTCCAGCTTTGATTATAAAATCTTTATTTGTTTTAGGATAGAAGATAATTTGAGAGTTATCCATATTAACATTAAATGCATCTGTATCAATCATACCTTGCCATGTTGCAAAATACTTATTTTGAAATAGAAATGGGTCTAAGTATAGACAAGAATAGCCTGGCGGAGTAATAATATTCCATGGTGCTTTCATTTTGAATGCATCTTTTGTTGGTGCATCTTCTTTAGATAAGTAAGTAAATTGATGACCTGCTTGTCCAGCTGGATGTGTTGGTGATGAAAGTCTGTCCTGTGGGTCTGTTCTTGAATTACTAGAATGTTCACTTACAAATACTTGCATGTCTTTCTTTGCACAAATTAACCATCCAGTCTTTAACCAGTCATCCATAGCAGGACATGACCTTATAGTCTGAGTTTTGTGACCACGAACATTCTCTTGAACCTTCATAGTCTTCCACCAATCGGGAACTACTTTCTTTGCTAGAACTGGTCTCCAATTCTCCGTGGTTTGTTTATCATAACATGTAAATTCAATCGTAGGCATCTTCACCCCATAAAGTCTTTAGACTAATTTCATCTCCTCTTATAACCAAAGAACGTCTATCCATATACCTTGCAGCTGGTTTTGGTGCATCTGCACCATGTGGTATTCTTCCATCAAATATTAATAATCTATTGGGTTTAAAATACACTTCTGCAACTTGATGATTTTTAATATGGTCTTCTCTTCCATGTATTCCTTGTTGCATTTTATCATACATTCTTAAAGAACCACCCCAAGAATCATTCCAAAACTTATTTGGATAATATAAAAATGAAAGATTCCAATCATCTTGAGGCTCACAATCTGCATGTGTTGTTCCCTCTAGTCCTTGAGTCTGAGAATTCAAACCAAAGTATTGAAATCTCTCCCACATAAATCCGAAGTCTGTTTGTAACTTTCTATTGAACCAATTCATAAGATATGTATCTTTAGGTTCCATACCACGTTCTATTTCTTGGTTCTCACCTCTAAAGAATCCAACACCCCAAAAACTATGGTGTGGTAGTCCTGTAGGGCTGTCTGAGTTTACTTGATTAGTTTTTGCCCAATAAGAATTTCTAGTTATCCTATCATCAATACAATGATGCATCGTTGTAGATAAGTAATCATCTAAAACGTATACCTTTTGCAAAGGCATATCTTTGATATGGAAAGGTTCTTTAATGAACTCTAACTCAACGTTAAACCCCATTGACTACGGCCTAGTATCTTCTGGCGTATATGGACTAGGTAATTCACTCTGATAAGCGTCATAGTCTTTTAAGAAGTCTTCTCTAGTAGATTGGATTTCTTGAACTAGTTGGTCTAAAACAGAGTTAACTGCATCTGCAAATTCCATTGCTCTTCTAGCGTTATTTCTATGTGGATGATTCGAACCTTCTCTACCAGCATAAGTAACTTCAGATAGATTATCAAAGTTATACTGTTTACATTCTTGGTCGATGTAATCTTTAGTTGTACTATAAAGAGTATTGATAAATTGCATATTGAGACTGTGACCTATAGGTGGTTCACTATTCTCAATGTATTGTTCAATCATTTCACACTCTTCTTTTGAGAGTGCAGTTTTTTGTTGTCGGTCAAAAGCTAGACCTTCTTCCCAGTTTAATATTTTAACTTCTATATCATCATAGATGATAACATCAAACTCAAAATCAAAAGCTGGTTTGTCTACAGAATCGTAATTGTATTCAAGTCCGTTAGGTTTACGGATGAATAAAGTTCCTTCACTGTCATATATAAATGCGTTCATAATTTAGTTCCTCGGTAATATTATAACATACTAATCGCCAATTGGCAATCTTCTTTTCACTTTTAAAAAGTCTTCAAGATTATTTATGGTTGAATAATCCATCCCTTTTACCCATGGGCCACCACGTGTATAATGTATACCACTGTAGTTGTACTTTTCTTCATGGTTATCATATCCTTCTACAAAGATATAATGTTCGGGTATTTTAGAGATTTTATCTGTCCACTCAAATTGATGTAGCTGTTTTCCTGTCCAAGTGTTAACAACTTCGGGTGTTAGCTTCTTACAGTCTTCATGTCCATTATTGAATACCATCATACTAGACCAAAGCTTCTTAGGGTAATCTATATTAACTTCACCATCAAACTTTGTTTCATCATGTTTGTATTGTGGATATTGTATACATGCAACAGCATCATTAGGGTTTAAGTAGTAAAACATTGGTAGTATACTTTTATTAAAGATGAAGTCATCATCAATAAAGATACTAAATCCTTCGTAGTTCTCTAAGTAAGGTATTAGGAATCTACTGTATGTAAATTCAGTACTTTGATTTGCATACTCTCTAGTATACTCGGGAATCTTAGAAATGTCAAGTATTTTAACTTCGGGTTCCCATTTAACTTGGTCATGCATCCAACCTCTACCAAATCCGTTTTTAATACTTTCTAGGATTGCAAACTTAGAACACTTAGACAAATCTCCATGTCTACTATCATGTCCAATATAGATTGTTAGGGGTTTACCTTTTGCAAGTTCATAGACCTGTTTGTTAAATGCATGTACTTCATCTCTGAAATCTAAGTCCATTAATGCAGTATTATATTCAATACAACCATCCACATATGTGAATGAACAATGGTATTGCTTGTCTAATCTCTTTAACTTAGTATACCACATCTCTAATACGCTGTCAAGGCTTGTCGGTTCAACTTTCACAACATCAAAATTATCTATTACCATAATTTCCATATCGTTGTCTTGCATCTCTTCAAAGACACCCGAACGAATAGAGCCTGGGTGTATTCTAAATGTGTAAGTAGATTCAGTATTCATACCAGTGACACCATTATCTACAACATATCCTTGAATAGGAGCTCTTAAACCTTCCTCTTGGATACTTTGAATTAGCCAGTGTGCTTTTGCACCGTGATAATACATAGACAACAATGAACCCTCTGCATGTTGGTCTCTGTTTTCAACTGTGTCCCAATCGATTAATGTATCTATATCTACATATCCATTAGAATCTTTCATGTCCATACCTGCTACGCCTGGAATTACCTTTCTAGGTTTCTCTGCATAACCAACTGGTAAAAACTTGTGATAAGTTACTGACTCATTTCTTAATCCATTGAACCCACCAAATCTGTTTTCTTTTCTTAGATATTCAAAGTCTTTCCACTTTGCAATCTTTACTGGTGGTAGAATTTCTTTGAACATCCACTCAAGTATTTTATAGGTTTCTGAAGTTTTTGAATAGCCTGGTTCTATATTAAATGCACCAAGATGAAAATTACCAATGGCCTGTCTTTCTTGTGAGGTTATCTTAGGGTCATAAGGTTTTATTAATTCTTTTGCTTGTTCTAGGGTTTCAATTTTCTGCATGGTATCTCCATAATATCTGTCCTATATTTAGTAAGATAAAAAAAACCCCTCTTTCGAGGGGTCTTTGTTCACTGTCGGGTAGGTTCCTATGATGTGATTGGTGTTGCAGGCCATTGTTGTGATACCACTCCATCCCATCTTGCTTCGGGTGTTCTCCCTTGTCTTGAATAGGTGAATGGACTTCTATGCTGATAAGTCGTTGGTGTCTGACCTGTTCTTTGATATGTAAACGGACTTCTATGGTTATAAGTCGTTGGTGTCTGACCTTGTCTAGCATACGTAAACGGTGACCTGTGAGAATATGTTACAGTTGTTTGACCAGTTCTTTGATACGTAAACGGTGTCTGTGCATTCCTTATGTTTGGTTCTTGAGCAGCTGCAATATAAGGATACGGATTCTGTTTGTTTCTTATATTGGGTTCTTGTGCATTTACAGGATTCCTATAAGTGAACGGTGACCTATGTTGATACGTAGAAGGTTGACGTGCATTACTAGGATTCTGATAAGTAAACGGTGACCTATGACTATACGTAAACGGTGTCTGATTGTTTCTAATATTAGGTTCTTGTTGACTTCTAATATTAGGTTGTTGTGCATCTCTAATATTAGGTTCCTGTGCAGATACAGGACTTCTATATGTAAATGGTGACCTATGACTATACGTAAACGGTGTTTGTGCGTTTCTAATATTAGGTTCTTGTTGTGACCTTATATTTGGTTCTTGTTGGTTTCTAATATTAGGCTCTTGTGCATTACTAGGATTCTGATAAGTAAACGGTGACCTATGACTATAGGTAAACGCTGCCTGATTGTTTCTAATATTAGGTTCTTGTTGTGACCTAATGTTCGGTTGTTGTATGTTTCTAATATTAGGTTCTTGTCCATTACTAGGATTCTGATAAGTAAACGGTGACCTATGACTATACGTAAACGGTGTCTGATTGTTTCTTATGTTTGGTTCTTGTTGTGACCTAATGTTCGGTTCTTGTTGGTTTCTAATATTAGGCTCTTGTCCATTTACAGGATTTCTGTATGTAAACGGAGACCTATGGTTATAAGTAAACGCTGCTTGTGCATTTCTAATATTAGGTTCTTGTTGACTTCTAATATTAGGTTCTTGTGCCGAACGTATATTAGGTTCTTGTCCATTTACAGGACTTCTATATGTAAATGGAGACCTGTGGTTATAAGTAAACGGTGTTTGACCCTGTCTTGCATATGTAAATGGTGACCTATGAGAATACGTTAACGGTGACCTATGTGAATACGTTAAAGGTGACCTATGTTGATATGAACTCGGTTGTCTTGCTTCTCTTATGTTAGGTTGTTGTGCAGATACAGGACTTCTATATGTAAATGGTGACCTATGATTATATGTAAACGGAGACCTATGGTTATAAGTAAACGGTTGTCTTGCATTAGCAATGTAAGGTACTCTGTATGTAAACGGATTCCTTGCATTATTAGGTTGTCTTGCGTTAGTAGGGTTCCTATATGTAAATGGTGCTTGGAATGTGAACGGTTGTTGACCATTCGCTGGATACCTAGCATTATACGTAAATGGTGCTTGGAATGTGAACGGTTGCTGTGCATTCGCTGGATACCTTGCACTATACGTAAATGGTTGTTGAACAATCGAAGGCGTCTGTACATCAACGGACACTTGTCCGTTTTTGATAGTCGGTTGTTGTCTTTGACCTATTGGCATTTTAGATTGTTCCTGTTATATTAATATTTCTCATTTGCTTACGGCTCCATGACATTAGGTGGATTACCACCACCAAAAGTGAAGTAGTATGTAAACGGACTTCTGTGTTGGTACGTTATGGGTTGTTGTGCAATACTTGGGGCCCTAGAGTTTGCACCAGTTCTTGCGTTTGCAATGTAAGGCACTCTATATGTAAATGGGTTTCTTGCACTATTTGGTTGTCTTGCATTCGCTATATAAGGTTGTCTATATGTGAATGGGTTCCTTGCATCGTTAGGTTGCCTTGCATTAGTAGGGTTCCTGTACGTAAATGGTGCTTGGAATGTAAAAGGTTGCTGTGCATTCGCTGGATACCTTGCATCATACGTGAATGGACTCCTTGCATCTCTAATGTTAGGTTGTTGTGCAGAACGAATATTAGGTTCTTGTGCAGATACAGGATTCCTATATGTAAACGGAGACCTATGGTTATAAGTAAACGCTGCCTGATTATTTCTAATATTAGGTTCTTGTTGTGACCTAATATTTGGTTCTTGTTGTGACCTAATATTTGGTTCTTGTGCATTTGCAATATAAGGATACGGTTGTTGTGCAGAACGAATATTAGGTTCTTGAGCAGACACAGGGTTCCTATATGTGAACGGTGACCTATGTTGATACGTAAATGGAGACCTATGATTATATGTCAAAGGACTTCTATGTTGGTATGTACTAGGTTGTCTTGCTTCTCTTATGTTAGGCTCTTGTGCAGATACAGGACTTCTATATGTAAATGGAGACCTATGAGAATATTCCAAAGGCGACCTATGTGAATATGTTAACGGTGACCTATGTTGATAAGTTGCAGGCTGTCTTGCATCTCTAATATTAGGTTCTTGTCCATTCACTGGATTTCTGTAAGTGAATGGAGACCTATGTTGATAGGTAAATGGTGACCTGTGAGAATATGTCAAAGGACTTCTATGTTGGTATGTACTAGGTTGTCTTGCTTCTCTAATATTAGGTTCTTGTCCATTCACTGGATTTCTGTACTCGAATGGAGACCTATGATTATATGTCAAAGGCGACCTATGTGAATATGTTAACGGTGACCTATGTTGATACGTAGAAGGTTGTCTTGCATCTCTAATAAATGGTGCTTGTCCATTCACTGGATTCCTATATGTAAACGGTGACCTATGTTGATACGTAAATGGAGACCTATGACTATACGTTAAAGGACTTCTATGTTGATAAGTTGCAGGCTGTCTTGCATCTCTAATATTAGGTTCTTGTCCATTCACTGGATTTCTGTAAGTGAACGGTGTCTGTGCATTCCTTATGTTTGGTTCTTGTGCATTTACAGGGTTTTGATATGTAAACGGTGACCTATGTTGATAAGTCGTTGGTGTTTGACCTTGTCTAGCATATGTAAATGGACTTCTATGTTGGTATGTACTAGGTTGTCTTGCTTGTGCTATATAAGGATACGGCTGTTGTTGGTCTCTTATATTAGGTTCTTGTGCATTTGCAATATAAGGATACGGATTCTGTTGGTTCCTTATGTTAGGCTCTTGTGCATTTGCAATATAAGGATACGGATTCTGTTTGTTTCTTATATTGGGTTCTTGTCCATTTGCAATGTATGGATAAGGAACTTGAGTCGCAGTCTGCCCCGATGCGTTATTCCATCCTGTAGGGGTTTTAATGTAGATTTGGTCAACTGCTTTCCATGTGGAACTAGCTGTTTTTACCCATGCACCTTGAGTTGAATTCCAACCTGCTGGTGTTTTGACCTTTTGTGAACCTGTTGCCATTTAGTTATCCATTAATAATACTGTTATTTATTAGAATCCTAAACTCCTAGATTAGGAGTAAAGAATCCACATATCACCAACCGCTCCATCTGAACCGCCAGGTGCAGAAGTTGATTGGTAAACATTTCTTGCAGTTCCACCACTGTTAGATGCATTCGTTATTGTTAATGCACCTGTGGATACCGCTGCTGGTGTTACTGATAATGCACCAGTTGAAGCACCTGTTGCAGTAGTTGTTCCGAATGCAAAACTTGATGCACTATCGTCCCAACCCATAAACACGTTACTTTCATCACCTCTCTCAATGACAATACCTGCGTCTCCCGATGGAGAACCAGTTGTCCCTGTTCCTAATTCAATCAACGAATCTTCGATAGTTGTGTTAGTTGAACTATTTGTTACTGTATCTCCATTTACTGTTAAGTTACCTGTAACTACAAGGTTACCACTTGCAGATACGTCTGCAAAT